GCATAGACTAGACGTACAGCCTTGGTGAAGGTGAGCGTTGCGATGTCCACCTGGACACCAGCTTCGTCAATCCTAATGATCTTGTTGTTGATGGCGACGAACAGTCGTTCACCATCGGTCGCAACATCAAGGCAGTTGGTGGCCGGTTCGGTCAGCGAAACGTTGACGTCAAACGCGAACGGCGAGACGTTATAGAAGTCGAGAGAGTCCGAATTGCCCTTGGCTACGGCGATCTTATTCACGCCAGAACGCATGAACGGAACGCCACGCAGAGCCGATGTGATGGCAGTGTTGGCCGCCGACCCACGAGGGGTCGCCTGGCCAATCTCAGAGAACACGTCCATCTGGAAAGACTCGTCGAAGCGAATACGCGTAAGCGCAGGGTCTTCGGTACCAGTGTCCAGGAATGTCTGCCCGGCACCACCGTGCCATGTTGACTGAGAACGCAGCCACCAGAACCCGAACGTTTGTTCACCAGCCTCCGAGGAGTTCTCGAACTGCTCTCGCCTATCCTCTCGAACTTCCCACACCAGAGGGTTCTCGGCATCGGGATCGAGCTGGAAAGGAATACCGTCTACCGAGACGTCAAGGGTCAGCCCGCTAACCCCAGCCGATGCGAACGCCTGGTTGAGGTCAACGGGTACGCCGAACGTAGGTACAGTGTTTCCCATATTACGGACCAAGCCAAGTGATGTTGACGTGCATTGGGCACAGGGAAGGGAGAGAGCCGGTCAGTGGGTTGGCCACACCGCTATCCTGGTAGGTCCACACACTGACGACCGTGCTGGCAGTAAACCGCCGCAGGCAGACAACCTGTTGTGCACAGGCCGCATTGTTTCCAGGGTTGTTCGTATCCACCGCGTAGCGGGTGGCGGCATCGCTTGACAGACCGATCCACAGCCAGCGCGAACCAGTACCGTCTGCCTCGTGCTGAACGTTGGCCTCAATGAGATATAGACCGGCCCGTACTAGCGTGAAGTCGGTATTGCTTGCCACGGTAACGATCGACGTATCGGTCACGTCGGCCGTAGTAAAGGCCACCTTAGTGTTGGTGTTGTTGGAAATGCTCTGGTCAGTTGCCCGACGATAGCGAACGTAGTTGTTCAGACCGAAGTAACCTACTACGTCCCAGCTTGCACCGTTGTAGCGCTTGATCAGCTTGTCAGAATCATCGAAGATGATCTGGTTGTTGAGTGGGGCACTAACTACTCCGGTACCAGTAACGCCACCCACCATCGGCTGACTGCCGTCGAACCCAAGGAAGTTCTCCAGCGACTTGGTACGACCGGTGGACTCCACGACAAACGTCGTGGTGCCATCACTGCGCTTACCCTCGAAGATGTTATCGGTACCCGTTCGGGCATTAGATACAATTCGGGATTGCGCACCACCGGCACCCAACAACGGCATCGTTAGAACGCCGGTCAGGGTGGACGTACCGGTAACCGCTAGGTTGCCAGACACGGTCGCGTTGTTGGTAACCGTGGCAGAGTTCAGTGTGGCTGCACCAGAACTCAGTGTTCCTACAACAGTAGCGTTTCCGTCAACGTTCAGGGTTGAATCAAAGTCAACAGCACCGGTCGCGTGAAGCGTACCGGTGATATCGGCGTTACCCGTGTTGGTCAGCGTGCCCGTGCTGGAGAGCCCGCCAGTCGAGTTGATAATGCCACCCGAGTTGACGATACCACCTGAGTTGGTAATGCCAGCCGTTGTGGTGGAACCACCAACGACTACATCACCATCACCGTCAAGGTAGGTACGGTCTACGCCCGCTACCTTCACCAGGAAGGCACGGCCGGATGAACCACCCGTGTTGTCGAACACAAACCCGTTGCGCGATGTTGCGTTGTCCGCATGGGCTCGGTAGTGCTGTGAGCCTACCGGTGCGGTCGTGTGAGCAGTGTCGAACATGGACGCGTTAATGGTCTTGTTGGTCAGCGTTTGCGTCTGAGTAGTACCAACTACAACAGCGCCACCCGACAAGCCGTGGACGTTAGACGTAGCCTCAACGTGCGAGTCTGCCTTGGTGAAGAACTCCGCGACAACGCAGTGGCGAATCTTGGCACCGGCCGCGTGTGCGAATGCGGTGGTACCGTCATAACCACGGGTGCAGTTCTGAAGCAGGGCAGGCGAAGATCCAGCACCAACGAGAATGACTTCCTCGCTCGCGGTATCCGGATCAATTCGAACGTAGAAGGGAACGGTTGGAATGTTCACCAATCCCGAACCGGAGAGAGTCAGCGTGGTGTCGGCAGTACCGACAGGGTTGAGAAGCTGACCCTCCTTGCTGATGTTGATATAGTTTCGAAGAGCCATTAGTTGTACCGCCGAGAGGGTCGCATGGGATTCAGGAAGCTGAGCGCGTCCTGCTCCTCAGCCATTCGCTTATCGAACAACTCCTGGAGTCGGCGGCTAGCCGAGTTCGCGGAGCCAGCCTGTACATACTTGGAACGCTCCGAGGTTTCCACACCGTAAACCTGAAGCTTCGCCATTTCCGGGGACTGAACGAGGTTCAGGGCCGCCCTGATGCACGGCACATCGGATGCGGTATCAGGCAGCAGTGAACTAGACCAGGTCCAGCTGGTGTCTCGAAAGTCGGTCGGGAGGACCGGCTTCACTTTGTACACCAAAAAGATCGGCCTTCCGGAAATACCGATCGGCGCGATGGAGATATACCTCTTGTTGTCGGTGTTCTTTGTCTGAAGAGTCCGCCGCCGAATCTCGCGGCGAGGTGCGGTCGTGCCGAATCCCTCGATTTTCAGGGAGAGGATCTCTTCGACATCGTTGGCCACCTCATATCGTTCGGCGAGCGTGGCGGACGTGAGTTGTTGAACCTTTACGCCATAGAGCCGGGGATACATGGAGTTGATCGCGTCCAGTAGATACTGGCCTACAATGTGGCGCGGCCAGGCAGGGTTGACGATGACCTTATCGTCGTAGCTACCGGACCCTGTGGCCTGCGGCGCACCCTGAAAGCCGTTTCCCCAACTGGGAACGACTACATCTCCGGTGTTCGCATCCCAATCCTGCGCATAGATAAGAGCGCCGTTCTCAACCTCAAGAACTGCCGGACCACGGTGAGAGTTGGCACCATCTGCTGGCTCAATGTTGAGGGTGGTGATCACGCCGCCAGCAACAACGATGTCTGTAATCGTGGCGAACTTGGGCAGGTTGGTCATGGGACCATTCAGATAACTGATGGTCCTGTCGATCATCTGCTGAAAAGTGAGTGCTGGTGCCATTACGAATTCGCCGCCTTGATTGCGCGGTCGATGTCCTTACGACGAGTAGTCTTTGGCTGGAGACCCTCAGTCCGAGCGTCGGCGTAGTCGGTCAATTCCTTGTCGTACTGCTTGTACTCCGTACGCTGGTGGACGCCTGCGGTGTAGAACCGAGACGCCCGCGCGCATTCACCCCAAGACTCGTGATCCTGAGTGGGGCATCCAGTCCTGCACATACCTACACCTCGGTTACGCCGAAGCCGGAGTCAAGCCAGAGCTGACGAACGGCCGGGTCGGTTGTTTCATGAATACGTCCACCCCGAAAGACATACGTCTTTCCATCGGTATCCGTATTTGCTGGATCAGCCTTGACGGTGAGAGGGGCAGCGTTCCCATAAGCGGTCGCCCCTTCACGCAGTTTGTACTGAAGTGACGTCCCCGGCTGAGCAAGGTAAGTGACTTCGGTATATACATCATTGAGTCGCCAGGTTGGCATAATCTCTCTTCCCTTTCTACGAAGAAAACCCCGGCCCGGAAATGGGCCGGGGTTCCCCGCAGATGAGGATCACCTCTTCTAGGATTACGCCTTCGGGTCGTAGGTCCCAGGGTTGACCGCAACGGCACCCAGACCCGACTCGACCTTTACAAGCTGCACAGAGTTCTGACGGTACATCGCGTGCCCAAGAAGCGCATGCCAGGAAACTGGCATGATGCGCCGCATCGGGTCCACAACCTCACCGACGACAATGTGGGGCTCGATCTTAGAGGCCTCAAGAACGGCCTCATGACCCACGAAGTAGCAGGTGTAAACGGTGTCCGCAGTCGGTACAGCGGTGGTGCACTGGTCGGTCTCTACGAAGTCGGCACCCGCGTACGAGCCGGTGACGCCGGAGTAGATAGCCCCGGTATCAACGTTCACGTGGGGGGAGTGCCAGGTGTTAGCGCCAGCCTCGACACGAATATCGAAGGCGACATCCGGGTGGATGATGCCGAGATAGTTCGAACCGGACATCGGGCGAGAACGACGAGTGCGAAGGTTGGTAACCGCAGCCGCAATGGCCTTGGCGTTCAGCGTGCCACGAGTGGCATCGCCAGGGTCAGCCGCCTGAAGAACGTCACCCGTGGTCCGATAGAACACGTTGGTGGCGGTGTCCAGAGTGGCACGAACGAGAGCGTCAACCGAGATACCCGCGTTATAGATCAGCTCCTTGACGAGGTCAGCGGGGAGCTGCTGGTTCCACGAGGTAACGTCACCCAGAAGCGTGTGCTTCAGGGTCAGACCCTTTTCGTTCATCGTCACAGTCACCTGGCGGGTGGTGGCGATGTCGATGGAGTCCGGGTTAACAGTCTCAGACAGCGTGGCGGTCTGGGGGGCCAGCTCGCCATACATGGTCAGAGTGATCGCCTTGTAGGCGTGGGCGGGATCGACCGGATGCTTGGATACAACCTGGCGGAACTTAGTCTCCCGAGCCAGGTACCAGTTCATCGCAAGGTCGAGCGCCGTAACGTGGAACACGGACGCATTGCCCGTAGTCCCAATAAACGCGTCAACCATTTCTTATTTGCTCCGTTTGAACTGAAGATTGATTTCGGACGGAGCAACCCGATTTACTTACGGCCGCTATTCCTCGCACGCTCGGCGAGGGCCTGAGCTTCCTTGTAGTTCATACGCTGGAACTCGGCCTGAGACGGCATCTTGAACGGTTCGTCCTTGATGTTGCGTGCTTCACGCTGAGCATTCTGAATCTGCTCGATCTGGCTGCGAAGCTGCTGCTCATCCGGTTCCAGTTCCTGGTCCTGCTCCGCACCCCAGAGGTCGCCGTACTCCTCGACGAAGGACTTAAGTCCGTCTGCCGTAGGGTTGTCGGCAAGCTCCTTCTGTGCGAGCTTGTGGAACTTTTCCGGAATGTCCTTCAGGAGAGTAGAAACCTGAGACTGAGTCTGATACTGCTTCAGACCCTCGATCTCCTTGTCCTTGTCCTTCAGGAGCTTGATAGCCGCTTCGAGCTTCTCGCGAAGCTTACCACCCTCGGACTTCTCCTTAGGCTGGTCGTCATCAAAAGCGAACTCGTCGTACGGGTTGCCCATAATCGCCCTCTTTCAATTTGCGCACCCAAGCACTCATGTTCTACCGAGGGGAGGTAGAGAGGAACGGTGCTACCCTAATGCAATACACATTCCACGACAGGGTAGTTCGTGGAACGGGGTCTTTATGCGTAACGCGCGGCGATCCATGCGGTGACAGTTACGCTAGTGCTGCCATTGTTGGTCAGCGTCAGCTGTAAGTTCTTGATCGGACCGAACGCCTTAGACGTATATCCGACAGCAGAACCTACCTCACAGAGCAGGACGTTGAACTCAACGTCATCAAGAGTGCCTGTCAGTTTTCCTACCAGTCCGTCGTGATTTCCAGGATTAATCTGGAGAGTAAACTCATTCACGAGACTGAGTACTGGGTTGATGTCTACGCTCGTACTGGCGCCCGTAGCCAGATTTACCGAGTTGACTACCTTAGTGGGGGTACCCAGGGGTAAAGACACGGCCATCTTAGATTAGAACTCCGTTTGCAGTAGCAGATGAAGTGTTGGAGACTGCGGACGTATTGACCAGGCGAAGGTTGATCGAGTTTCCAGTGGGAGCAACAACGGTTACATCAAACTCGGCAGTGGCATGCATGCCACCGGAGGTGAGCCCGCCGATGTTTACCCGACCAACGATAGTGCCGGGAGCCGGGATCGCGTTCGTACCGTCAGTCTCAACTGTAGCCGCCACAATCGCAGCAGCCGTGGAGGCGATACTAACTACAACCTGCCCTTTCCAGGTCCGGCCAGCTGGAATGTTAATGATATTCTGGGCCGTTACGGAGTTAACAGCAACTGCGGTACCGCATCGAATGTTTGCGGTATCCGCCGATACTGACTCAATTCGAACCGGGGTGGCCATTTCTACCTTCTACTAGAAAGCTTAGCGGAGATATGCTCCCGATTACAACACACGACGCAAAAGGTGTTGCCGCGCTGAGATTCGAACTCAGACCTTCTCCTACGCACCCCACCGAGGAATCGAACCCCGGCCAAGAGGTTTGGAAGCTCTTGTGCTGCCATTACACCAATGGGATAAAGGGACCCCCAGCGCTAGGGGTCCTACTGAAGGCGTATGCCTACGCGATCAATTGTGATTGTAGCATTCGGTTAGTAATCCCGGCCAGTACGCCTGGTCAATCCGCCCTGAGTACCGACATAAGACGACCTGAAGTCGGCTTGCTCCTGCGCCCTGGCCTGGTCTAGCTGGACATTCCTGCGACCAAGGAGAGCTTCATTCTCCAGGTCTTCTCGACCAACATTCCTGCCCTGACGGCGGGCGATAGCCAGGTCGGTCTCTTCCCGTCCGGCCAATTCACCGAAGCCTCGACGTGCCTCAGCTTCGGTGACCCCAAGCTTGGAAAGCTCCATAGCCCTGTCGGTAGACAGTCGCTCACGGTCTGAGAATGCACGAGCGGCCTCAGCCGCTAGGCTTGCAGCAGTAACCGTCTGGCGAATGAGCGGCTCGGCACGTTGCGGATCGAGAATAGTGGCGATAGCCTGACCAGGAGTCAGGCCGAACCGAGTGAACTGTTCCTTGTCCTCAGGGGGAGCGAAGATGTACCGCTCCGCTGCCAGGACTACACGGTCTCTCATTTCCTGGGGGGAAACGTCGTTAGCCAGGAAGTTGATAAAGTCATCCTGTGCATCGTAGAAGCCCTCGGGAAGACCGTAGCTTCGCATAACGTTGCGATACTGCATCTCGTTTGAGATGTACTCGGCCTCGGATAGAACAGCCATGCCCTTCTGGCGACGCAGCTCGTTAGCCTTGAACCGTGTCTTATAGGACTGGGTGTCCCGAAGTTTGGCCATAGCTACAGTCGGCGTGTCGCCACCCTTTAGGTAGCCTTCCACGTCGTGCGCGAGAATACCAAGACCCCAGTCTTCAAGCTGGGTCTTGATGAACGTGAACGCGTCTGAGTAGTCAGCCATTACCTAGCACCACCAAGGAATCCGAATGTTTGACCAATCTGTTCAACCAGCTTGATCGCACCCTCCATCGCGTTGTCGGTCGTCTTCCACCGTGAATCCTGCCGGGTGAAATCCTCAACCTCGCGGAGAGAGAAGGCCCTGTTCTCGGCACCCCATTCGGTCAGTGCCTTCTTGAGAAGCGGGTCGCTCCAGTCCAGCGCATCGGGGTTTACTTCGAGTAGGGCTGAGACGCGATCAACAATCGGCCGGGCAATCTCGGACACGGTCTTCCCGCCTTCGATGTCGTCGGCATAGGGAGCGTAATACGACTTGGCGTAGTTGACCATCTTCCGCTGCCAGGCCTCAGAGTTCGGCTGGCCACCATTTCGCATGACCGAGTTGACGAAGTTGATTACCTCGCCGGTCAGGTCATTGGTGTTGTATCCATAGTCCTTCGCAGCCTTGAAGGATTCGGAGACGTACCGACCATACAGACCGCCGAGTTCCATCTCGTGACCCTGGAACGTACCCTGCTCCATCATCTCGTTGAAGAGGAATTGACGGAGAGTCGTCTCGTTGTTGGCGAACCCGGTGGTACGAGCCTTGATGTACAGGCCTTCGAGTCGGTCGTCGATGGTGAAATTACCACTCTTGCCGATCGACTCGGGGAACCCGAGCATAGCCAACTGTTCACGGATCATCGCCTTGCCGTTGAAGATGTCATCTTCTGCCGACGCGGGGTCGGTGGCGTTCTTGATGATCCATTCACGATCGGCCGCTGACGTACGCTTCCACCAGTCGGTGTCGGCGACAGCCATCACGAATCGGTCGGCGGTCCATTCACCGTCGAGTGCCTGGTTTAGGATGTCCCGAATCTCAGGAACAGCATCGGCAAGCTTGGCTACGAATCCGTAACTAGCTTCCCTATCCTCACGAGTAGGTTCGGTAGCCATTAGCTCACATTCCAGTTGCCACTACGGAACATATTCATCAGGGCTACAATGTAGCGCCCAGACTGTTCCCGCTTATACTCTTCGCCGAGCTTGGATTCAAGCCAGGCAATAGCCTGTGCCTGCGGATCGATACGTGCGATTGCGCCACCAGCCGAGAGGATCGAGGACTCGACACCACGGAAGAACGCCATGAAGTCGGCCTTCTCCTCTGCGGTGAGTCCACGTCCTAGACGTGCACGTGCTACACCCTCGGCTGGTTCTACGACCTCAGCCTCGGTTGGGTAGTAGGTCGTGATCTGACCACCACCGCCACCACCGTATCCACCGTAGCCACCGCCACGATCGTACGAATAGCCGCCACCGCCACCACCGGAACTCTGACCCGTTCCGTACACGCCGGTGGCGTTGCTAGCGATGTTCCGACGCTCAAGGGCGTAGGCCTCGATCCAGTCCTCAATAGGACCGACTACGTTCAGCGTAGAGGTGTCCTGGATGATCTCGGCTACAAGGTTCTTCAGGGCATCCTCGTCCGGCTTCAGCAGGTAGGCAGCAACAGGATTGCCGTTGCTGTCCAGCTGAATACGATAGCCAGCGTCACGCTTCTGTGCGAACGAGTTGTACTTGTCGGTGAATGCAAGGGTGGAGATCAGATCGGCAGCGGCGGCTGCCTTCTGCCGACGCACCTCAGGGGAGTCGGTCGGGAGGGGCTTGGTATCCGCTACCTTGGCATTGATCCAGTCGGTAGCACTGATAATCATCTCGCGACCATTTGCGTCACGAGTGATCAGCTTGCCGAAAATCGGGGGGGTACGATCAAAATCGTTGGCAGTCTTGGACGTAGGCTGGCTGATGAATCCACCCAGTCCACCCTGCTCGTCGAACTCCTCGCCCGTAGTAGGAAGGGGCAGGGGGAGCTGTAGTCCAGTCTGGCCAGCGGTCTTGGACCGCTTCCATTCGGCCATCTCAATGCGGTACTGAGCACGTGTACCGAGATTCTGAATCATCACCACGATGGGGTTGATCGCAGACTGTGAATCCACCGTGGGCAGCTGGAGAAGTTCCAGCTTCAAAGCGGCCAGTGCTGCCCGTTCATCCGAGGGCAGGTTGGGGTCCTTGGCCTGCTTCTGTTCAACCTCACGGATGATGTCGTTCTTCATGTTCACAGTCTCACGGTTCTCGCGAGACTTCATCGCGGCAAGTTCCTGCCTTTGCCGCTCACTCTTCATACCCTCGGTTACCTCCCCCTCGGGGAGGCCGAAGTTGAAGAGGTTAACCGGAGGAGTCTGCGCTTCCGGCTTGAACACATCCATGAAGTCCCCGACACCAGTGCCGGGAACCTGGAATGCGCGGAACGGATCACCTACACCCCGAAGATATGGGTCCTCGCCGACACGCGGCAGCGGTGTGGGCGGTGGCGGGGGAGGCGGTAGCGGCGCACGATAGAATTGAGGAACGTTGTACGGATAGATCGACCCCTGCATGATCCGCTGCTGGTTGGACACAGCGGTGTTCGCATTGATCTTCTGCTGAACAACCGACCGAATGGCGGGCGGAAGTGCAGGAGGCGCAGGCGCGGGACGACCTGTACGCCAAGCGTAGGCCTCTTCCTCAGCACCAAAGGAGATAGAACCGACAGCCATTAGTCGTCCTCGTACTTACTCATGGCGTTCCACAGCTTCTCCAGCTGGGAACCTGCCCACTTCACATCACCGTAATCACGGTAACGGGCATTCAGCGAGGCACGCTGCTGCTTGGGGGTCTGCATGTATGCCTCACGGTAGGTCAGATAATCGTTGTACATGGACCGGATAGCGGGGAGCATGGGCTTGAGTTCCTCGGGAACGTCACCCTTAGCAGCTCGGCCCAGAGCCGGAGCCAGCTCCTCATGCACCACGTTCGGGTCGTTACGCCGATCCATTTCGGCAGCGGCACCCGGATGAAACTTGGCCCATTGGTCGGCCCACTTCTTCCACGCGGCGTCAATCTGGGACGCCATTGCGGGGTCCATCACCTTGGCTTGATTCTTCTGCTTGTTCATGTCGAAGAACAGGCTGATCTCATCAGAGAACGCAACCTCACGAGAGAACTCCTCAAGGCTCTTGTGCTCTCGAAGTTCACTGCGGAACTGAAGGCGATAGGGGGCCGCCTCGAACCACTTACCAGCCGCCGTGGGCAGAAGGTAGTAAGCGATGGACCGGTTATTCTTCACCCAGTCCAGGTTGTTGAGCATCCAACTGGTCGCCTCAGTGGTGGATGGGGTAGAAGCGTCGGAACCCTTCATCTGAGAGGAACCGACCGTGAACGCATTGGCGTTAGCAATCGACTGACCCTTGGGGTAACGCTTAGCCCATTCGACAAACGACTCGGAAAGGGCGCGGCCACTGTCCTCGGGGTACAGGCGGTTCATTCCCTCAAGGATATCAAACCATTCCTGCTTGATGTTGGTGATACCCTCAGCAAGAGCATGGGCGTTATTCTCCATGTCGCCAGGCTCGGTCAACTGCGGAGCGGCTGGAGCAAACACGCCGAATACCGCACGCTGCACCATGATGTTCTGCACCATAGAGCGCACCGCATCCTGAGCAGCGGCCACCTCGTCGGGGGTGCCGACGCCGGGCTCCGGCATGATTCCGGCCGCCTCGGCGTACTGAAGGGCGGATCGGAGAGCCGACGCGTACTGACCGTCAACCTCGTTCTTGTTCATCACGGGGATGAGACGAGAGATGGCGGACGGCAGGTATTGATCCAGGAAGTCCTGCTCAGCGAAGTACCGCTCACCACCCTGAAGGATGGCCAGCACATCGGTAGTCCAGTCGGCCGTCTCGGGGAACATCGCCCGGATGGTCTGTAGCGGCATACCGATAATGGGATTGGCAGAGAACTGCAACGGGTTGGTCAGTGACGGGTTGATGAATCGCAGCTGAGAACTGAACCCTCGATACTGAGGCAGCATGTTCAGGTTGTCGGCCTCGCCGCCAATCGCGGACCACGCGTCACCGATCACCTTGGTGGCGACAGCAGAGCCGGGGTAAACGAATACGAGCTGGTTCTCTTCCAGGCCGTCGTCGTTCTGGATCTGCTGTACCGACATGACACCGGAGTGGTGGGCTGCGTCTACCAGTGTACGAGCCCTGGCGAGCAGGGCCGGGTTGGTAGCGGTAGCACGCATGAACCGCTTGATGAAGTCTTCCTGGGCTCGGTTGAACATCAGGAAGTTGTCGGTCAGCTCCGCGAATACCGAATGCTCTGCCGGGTGGTCGGTAGCGTTGAACGTGAGGTTCAGCGCCCGCTTGTTGGCGGCCGACTCCAGCATGTACGCGGCCTGCTTGGTGGTCATTCCACGGCTGACCAGCTGATCCATTGCGGGCTTCAGCGTGTCATACGCCATGCGCCGATGCGCAAGGAACATGGGGTGTGTGGCCAGAGAGGCCAGCGGACCAGAGACGGTAAGGTGGTAGGCCTTACCCAGCATCTGCGTAAGACGCTCACGCATGATGTGGGGACGTCCCGCGATATCCGGGACGAACAGCTCGGCCACTACACCCTCAGGCTTGAGTGCATTCTCATACCTGGCTACGTCGGATGCCGTAACCTTCTGCCCCTTGGCAATCTTGTCGTACAGGTCGCCAAGCTCGTCTGGAAGGAATACCCGGCCATCCTCGTGAATCTTGCCACCCATTCGGTCCACAATATCGCGAACAAGAGCGGTGGCATGCAGCTCGATAGCTTCCGCCTTGTCCTCAGGGGTGGTAGCGAAACGGCCGTTCTGAGTGTAGTTGGACCTACGGGCGTTATCACGAAGCGCCTGCCCCAGCTGGTCCTCACCGATCATGTACCGGGCAAAGGCGACGGGGTCAGAAAGAACATCTCGCGACAGCCGACGTTCGGCTAGAATCGCCTTCGCACCCTCAAGGTCGGTGTCCTTGATCCCTCGCTTCGTCAGCTCCTCCATGAAGAATGCACGACGAGACATAACAAGGCCGGGCTTGGCGAGACCCTGGCTCTTCAGTCCCGCCTTTGCGAGCCTGTCGGCGAAGCGACGGCCGCCGACGTTCTCCATAGCGATTCGACGCATGACCAGGTTGGACAGTTCGTCATCCTGAATGCGCCGGAGAGAGTCTGCCCACTGAAGGTTGGACGGGTTGTCCGTCCACTTGTAGGAGTTCGGAACTCGCGGGGTGAGATAGCCGAACCCGAGGGCTACACCCTCGGATACCTGATCCCGAATGGCCTGGCCACGGTTCTCGGCAAGCAGGACGTAGTTATCCGCAGCCGTACCAAGATCATGGAGTGCGGACTCCAGATACTGAGAGACGACCAAGTCGTCCAGTTCGTCTGCGTACGGACTGTCGAAGTGTGATTGCAGCTTCATCTTCTCGACCTGCTTCACCCTAAGGCGCCGCAGATAGTCGAGCGGTCCGGCCATAGCCAGCTGGACGCGGGTCAGTCCGGAGGGTACAAGCTTTCGTACATCGACGACTTCACCCATGCGGGCGAGGGCCTCGGCGGTACGCCCCTTAACCCCCTGAGAGTTGAGCGCATCGACAATAATGCCATGATAAGTAGCAGAATCGCCAGACTTGATAGCCGAATCCAGCTTGGCAAGCGTATCATGATCAATCTCCTGCGCCTTCAACATCGCCCGCTGGATGGTATTCACGTCCGACTTCATCTGACCCTTTACAGCCTTCAGCATGTATCGGGCACGGGCTGCCTCTGGGATTGCACCAGCGGTTCCCTGACCAAGGGTCAGAGCATGGAGTTCCAGAGCCTGACGAACCATGTTCGCGGGGTTGGCAACCTTCATCACCTTCCACACGCGGGTGGCGGTATCGAAGAGAGGGTTGTTCAGCGAACCAGAGACATAACCCAGTACGGACGTACGGTTCATCAGCCTACGCAGCTCGCGCAGGTTGGGGAGCTGTACACCTTCGTTCAGCTGGTACGCGTGGACGGCAGAGGCAATGTCATTGTCGCCCACGCGGATCGTGTTGTTGGCCGGGGACGAGTACTGCTCAAGCGGACCAACAGTGCGACCGAAGTTGTCTTCGTTCGGAATGATGCCCTTTGTCAGTCGGTCGTACATTCGCTTTGCGGCAGGAGTGTTACGCATTCCGGACGCATTAAGGGAGGCGACGACGGTCTGCTGCCAGAGTCCATATCGTCCAGCAGGATTGGCACTCGCGAATTCATTGACGAGAGCGTACGCATGCCGCTTAGGCAGGAACTGCACAACCCATCGCCGGAACAGTTCGGTCGATTCAGGGGAGTTGAAGTTGATGGTTTTGTTCGAGAAGGAGTTTTCAAAGTATTTCCACGACTTCCCGAAGGACTTGGCGATGCCAAGCGTAGGTGATGCGATAGAGCCTGCGTAGTTGTCCTTCACCCACTGTGCCGCATTGCTGTCGGTCAGAATGTCCTGACGCCCAGTGGCGTCGGCCAGTACATCGCCGTCCAGATCATCAATGACCTTGCGCTGGGACTCCAAGAACTTCATGAACTTGCTATCCTGGCGGGTGAGGGCATCGCGTACTGGAGAGATGGCCGCGCGAACACGACGGTTCACCGCGACCTGTCCAGGCAGAAGCATCTTGCCCTTGTACAACGGCCTACCTGAGGTGATGGCCTCATACCAGACGAAGTCTCCAAGGTCGTCGGCCATCTTCGCACGGACGGCGGCAGACGTTTCCGGAGAGGCAATCTCATCGGCCGAGTTGGTAAGAGCCCATACCGGCTTTTCCTTACCAATAGGTGCAGAATCAAACAGGAAGGGCTGGGCCTGGCGTTCTACCTTCCCCGCTTGCGCAGCCTCGCGAAGCGCCTCCGTCTCGTTCCGGGGACGAACACGCGTAATAGACCCACTCCGCATGGCAGAGAGGGTGTCGAAAATGCCCATCATATCGGGATGGAGACGACGGATCTTCTCCGTGTTGCGGGCAGCCTCGGTGAGGCGCCCCTCCTTCACCAGATTGTAGTTCGTATCAACAGTACGCAGAAGGTCGTCGAAACGCTTGGCGTTGTACCCCAAGGGCTTCAGGGCGTCGTCCGACGCAGCGAGTACCTTGACCACCTTATCGACGCTTGCCGCGTCCACACCACGCATGCCGTACTTGACGGCCTTGGTCGCACCACCCACGGCGACCAACGGGTCTACATACCAGAACGCAACCAGGTCACTCAGGCCAGACACGATCTTGCGCTGGGTCGAACCCAGCTCCATCTCGAAACGGTCGGCGACCTTACCGCCGAACGAAAGACTGGAGTTGTCCTGCATCGCGCGCAGTAGCCTGCCATCCTCAGAGTTCTGATCGAGGGTGGTGAGGTTCCTAGCGTATACCTGAGCCTCCGGAGAGAGGCCGTTGAAGTTCTTCACAGGGTCATCGAAATACCCGGAGGTGACCAACTCGCGGGCAAGCTCGACCTTTGCCGGATTGAAGTCGTTCTTCAGCTTCTGAATGTCTCGCTCAGCTACCGGCTGACGCTTCCCGTTAAACTCCTGGTAGTAATACGAGTAGCGAGACTTGAACGAGTTCGGATCGTACCCAGCCCGCTGCATGTCCTGTTGCTGAGTCTGACCGTACTTGGGGTCAACACCGAACAGGAGGGAATTCAAGCCCTTGGCGTAGTCGATAATGCCCTCAGCCCCGGCAATACCGACATTACCCAGCTGACCGAATACCGGGATCTTCTCCTGAAGATCACCGAACTGGTTGAGATACCGCTCCTGATTGGTGTCCGGCAGGGCAGAACCAGCGGCGAGAGGGGAAGAAACAACCGAGAATGCCCGGTTCAAACCCTCTACAGCCCCGCCAACAATACCCTTACCAACGTCCACAACGCTACCCCAGAAGCCACGCTCCCCCCGTGTAGCCACGGTAGATCGCTGAGCCATATCAACGGCCAGCTGATCGCGAAGGGTGTGAGCGGCACTGATCTGCGGTTGCGGAGGAGTAGCATCCTGCGCGGCAGAAACCCACGAGGGGTCCATTTGGCTCTGAGTATAGCCCGCATTCTCCATCAGGATCTTGCGCTGACGAGCCTTTTCTCGACCGATTTCGGCCATAGTTCGCTGGGCTACAGCGAAAGGAACGTCCGCATTGACGAACGCCTGAAGAACCTCAGGCTCGTCGCGGAACATACCCGACCATTGGGCATTGGCGATGTACCGCAGGCGTGGCTCACTAACCGGTGCGGTAGCACGCTGTACTACGGCATCGGGATTCTGAATACGCTGGTACCAATAGGTTGCCACTCTAAATATTCATTCCGTCGAGGAAGGTAGCAAGCTCGGCAATGACGCCTGAGTCATCCATAGCGCCATACTCCGCAAGCGTACGAGAAAGAGCTTGCGGCTGAAGCGGGGCCTGTGGCCCCATAGCCATACTATTCGGTCCAGGACCAAGCGGGGAACCGGAGGTAACCGGTTCACCCGGACGCTCCGTCATGCCCCCGAACACCCCCAAAGGGGAGGGCGGTGCGGGGGCAGCGCCGCCTGGCGCCTGAACCATCTCGGTAGGAGCAGGCGGGTCGGGAAGTGCCTGCGCCACAGCAGCGGGCATTACCTCCTGCTGCTGCTCATATGTCTTGTTCTCGCCATACTTGGCGTCTACAAGCTCAGCCATTACCCTTTTTCCTGAACTCTCGTCCGTCTAGCGAGAAGTGTCGTACCAGAACCTGGTTGGATGATTCCTCTACCTGAGGACCGCAAACGCAATCCGGCTCTGATTCATGCTCGATATAGTCCGCAGGCGGGATGAGGTGCACCTGCGGACGCCTAAAGATCCCCACATTATGCTCCTCCCGTCGCCCTTCGGCGCAGTACAGTTGAACTCATTTCAGGACGACCCTGGTCGCCTCGAAGGGAAGCGGCGGTGTTCAGGATTGTGGGGAGTCCTCCCGGAGGCATTCCTGCCTGGCCCGGTGCCACGCCACGAAGCAACCCTGATGGAGCCATGTTGGACATTCCCGGAGGGGGTCCGCCCATTCCGCCAAGCATTCCGGACATGGCAGCTTCGTCGGGGAGTCCTGGCATTTCTGGCACATTCTCAGGCTCCGGTGGGGTGAATGCTTCCAGTGCGGCCTCGGAGAGATCCTTACCGGCCTCCCTCGCCCTGATCAGTTTAACAATCGGTGCGAATACCTGGTCAGCGGACTGTCCCTGCTGAATCATCACGCCGAGAGACTGCGCATACGCGGCCACACCAGAGAGGATGGAGTCGTTCAGGCGCTTGAGCTGGATCTTGCGGTTCTCGGTATCCACGTCGATATCCCACGGCAGCTTTTCCTGTACGGATTCCGTGGACAGAAGCTCACCGTTCATGAACTGAAGCAGCATCATGACGGCCTGTGCGGGCGAATTACCCAGCATAAAGCCGTAGGTGCACTGAACCTTGTAGTCCTCACCGATGTCACGGGAGGGGGTGAAGGTCACTCGATAGGATTGCCCGTTGTCGATACCACAGATGGTGCGGGTGGTGGTCGGAAAGAATCGCATGTACAGCATGAATGCGTACTCAGTGGCATCCTCAAGAGCCCGAGTGAACAGCATCTGAGCTGTCTTTACCTGGGTATCGAACGTACCCATGAGGGCCTCGACACCGCGACCGGTCACGATCGAGGCATTGATGCGCCCATTTCGGGCATCAGGATAGCCAGCAGACTCCTTGACTTCGCCTTCCAGGTTCTCGTTGAACATGAAGACATCACGCGGCACCTCCAGCCGCATGATTCCCATACCAGGCTTCCACTGGTCCGTATAGATGTGGGAATCGATGCCCTCTTCGTAGCCCTGCACGTCCCGAGGGAGCACAGTGGGGGCATTGATGGACCGCTCAGCGGCGCGGAACATGTACTGAGCCATCAACACCTTAGCATACTGAATCCAGACCGTCTCATCGAAGCGACCAAGGGGAACATCGCCGATATGAGGCTGTTCAACCACGAAATACGGCAGATAGCCGTCGATAATCGACGGGATGGTCTGAAGTACCAGGTTGTCCTGACTAGGGCAGAACAGAATAGTGCCGTGGTCCTTGTGGGTATACCGAGCGACCTCGATACTACCGGTTCGGTAGAACCCACCGGCATTCTTGAGCTTTCCCTCAGCCTCAGGGAAGAGAAGGCACAGTTCGTCGATCTCCTGGTCCCAGACGCGGGCCACCTCGACCACGCAACCCCAACGATCCTTGAGGTAGTAGAAGCCACGAGGGTCTTCGACCCGAATGATCGGCATCTTCCGCTTGAAGTCGGGTTCAACACAGAAGACGGCGAATCCGTACGAATTGTAGTAGTCGGCGAAGTTGGCGAACTCCGTTTCCAACTTCGATTCCGACCAAATGTCCCGGCCGATGCGGTTCTTCTTGACCGCCCGCTTCTTATCGGCATTGGAGACACCGTTGCCAGAGGTGCAATCCAGTGCGGGCAGGTTGCCCATCACATTCCGCAGGTCCTCTGCGGCAACCCTGACCAGGTTGGCCGAGGTCGAACGAGGCAGTTCGTCGGAGAAGTACTGGTCCATGTCCCGTACTTCGTGCATACGACCCTCTCGAACCATGCGCACCGTCCGCATGTTCGAGTCACGCTTGGTGAACTTGCCCTGCATCTCCTTGACGCGGCGGCAAGCCATCTCCACAAACTCAGTCATTTAGGCCCATTCCGTAAGCCGCAGCGTTCTTGATCTGCTGGTATTGATCCTTGGGGTACGACCGCATCTGGTTGCGCATGTACCCAGTAACAAACTTGCCCCCACCCTTTCGGGTGGACTGCACACGTCGGCCGAGGAGGAATTCCCTAGCCGCGATCTCGGCGAACCACAAAGCCATCACGCAGTCGGTCGGTGTGTGCTTGCTGATCTCCGGTTCCCAGGTCTTCAGCTGGGTTACCAGAGCCTTCATTCCCTCATGACCCTGCCCTCGGTTACCGCGAGGGGACGGGATCTCGATCAGGTGGACGTTCGGCAGGTCGTTCCCGAACTCGTCCCGCTTCTCCCGAGGAACCAGAACGCCCTTCTCAGTCGGCTCGACGCATGACATGAACAGGGGGATCAGGGTGGTCACGCCCCAATCCTCGTCCCACTTCGTGTACTGGGTCGTCATGTGCGGCGTCAGAATGACACCCCGTGCGTTCATGTACGCCTGAAGTGTTTCCAACTGCGTAAGGAATCGCTGGAATGCGTTCCGCTCAACCCGCCATTCCTTGACCCCATACTTCTCGGTGAGATCCTTCATGGTCTTAATAAGCTTCTCGGCATGTACGTCCTTCTCGTAGAAGACGTCCAGTACATACCGCTTCATAGTCCGAGGGTCAGCCGCGAGGATGACCATTGCAGTGCCACCGGTAGTGGCGGGGTCAACCCCCCCGACCACGTGGAGTCCGTGCATTCCTTGGTCTCGAACGCCCGGATTGCTGGGATGGAGGAGTCCCGCATAGCGCTGATTGTTGATGGAAGCATCCACAGCGGCGGCGGGGAAGGGTGCGTCATCGGAGATATCACTCTGTTGGTAGATGAGCTGGAATTGGCGCTGGTCCGTATACCCCGCACGACGGCGGGCGATGGCACCCGCATGCTGACGCTCCGGCCAGAGTACAGTCCACTTCGAGTGGTGCATGAACTCGTTGTCCAGGATCGCGGGCTGAGAGAAGTACGTGTAGCCAGGCTGGTCGTCCATGTCCCGCGCTTCGTCGCGGAGATGCTTGTAGATGTCGGTCGGCCCGACACGTGTACCCAGTACCAACAGTAGGCCACCAGGGTCCGTACCGTCTTCTGACGGCGGACGCAGCCGGGAGTCCGCCTCACGCGCGAGGAACTGAGCATGCTTCTGGTAGGAGTTCACGTTCGACATCGTCTCGATGTCGTCCGCGATCAGAATGTCACAACGCCGACCATAAATCTGCTGACCAAGGCCCAATGCCTGAACGGTGGGGTCGGGATCGGCCGTCGTCCGGCCGCGTACGTAGAAGTAGTTGGCCCGCCAGGGCAGGGCGTCGTCTTTCCAACCACCTGGCGGGTCAAGCTTGCGAAGTTCGATCCAGTACGGATCGGTGAGGTACCGCTGAATGGTGAAGACGAAGTCCTTCGCCAGTGCTTCGGTCTGACTCAGGATGATGATGCGAATGTTGGGGTCCTTGTAGACGTTCCACGTCACATAAAGCTGAGACCACACCGTTGACTTCGCATGGTCGGGCGGCACGTTGATAACGATCTGCCGGTTGTTGCCCTGTTCCCCCGACCATTGCAACGTCATGTTTGGGGTCAAATCATCGGGCGTATCACCATTGAGTACCTCCCAGATGCGCCGCTGATGGCGGGGCATCGGCATACCCACCAGCTCACAGAACTCCGGGAAGTCAGGAATCTTGCGCGGGTCGTAACCCATCGACCCGTGATTGACCACCCGCGCTTCCAGGCGCTCCCGTGCCTTGTCGGCAAGCGCCCGGAACTCCGGGAAGTCGCGCCGCCAACTGTAATACGTCTGTACCGTCCGGTCCGCTTGGCGGCACGCCTCAGCGAGACCCAAGCCCTTCTCGATGCCCGCGATGATCTTCGTCATCGCGCGCTCTCGTGCCGTGGAGGAACGAGTAACAGACACTACAGCAATTCCTTTCAGGTATTGCCTCTCGCGTAGTCTCCCGCCAGAGGAGACGTACGCTAGTCACTTTCGTTTTGCAAGCGACTCACTGAGTCGCCTTGGAAGATCGAAATGATAGAATGTAACCGAGTCAACTCCATAAAGACTTCGAGTTAAGTAACGAGAAGTCAGACGGCGGACCTTGGGGGTCCGCATACACGGAGTTCGACCTGGCCATCAGGCCCTCTAAGGAGGGCGAACGGAGTGTATGAGTCAACTGCGTTGACTCGGTTAGGACTACCGGTCTAAAAATGTCTACATGGACTACACGGCCCAACGGGCCGGAACTAGTCAGTCGTACGGACCGGTCAGAAGACTGCCCAGAATGCGGTGTAACCGCAGGACGGCAATGTGTCCCCCTTTGGGGACGAGGCTTGAGGTACGAGTCGCACGAAGAGCGACTCATGATGGCCCGAAGGGCACTTCTTACCGGTCTTACAGAGTATACCATCTAGATCAGCATTTCCTCAGTACGCACCCCACTGCCTCGTTATAGGTAGGTGGGGTGTTTGCTTTGCGGCCGAGATACGCTCCATCATCGAGGCCGCCCTACTACCCCTTTAGAGCCCCTACCAGGGGCTTTTCTTGTGTCTAAGCACTGTAGGCCCCATCTTTCATAACAAAATTGGTGTTGGACTGTACATATATATACACACACATACTTAAATACCTATCCTCCCCCCTCCCAATCACGGGGGTATCACAGACGAGAACGATTGTCATAGTCGATATATGTTCTGAATCGTTTCTACCAGCTCTTATCCCCCCTCCCCCCTCTCGGCTCCTCTCCTATCTACTTAACATAATGAGTATTATCGGCATAGGTAACAACCAAGACGGATAAAGTGGTACAGATGTACCAGAATGGCAGGCGTAAGCCGGACAGCCATCCAAAGATAGAGACGTCCTACCATCCCACGTGTAGCCAGATCGGTAAGAGTTAGACCGTTCGGCGTATTGACTACAGTCGGTGCCAAGAGAAGCATGGCCAGTGCACCGCCTCCGCCCGGTCCCAGTCCGTACGGAGTCAACTCCATCAGAGAAAGAGGGATGATCATGACGCACGTCAAGTCATGCGCGCGGTTCTACTACCTCACCGACAGACGAGGTGAGTTGATTCGCGTAGACCCCCTAACGGGTCTCTGCTCCTACTGGCTTCCCCTCATCAGGTTGTGGACGGCGTACAGGGCGACCTATCACAACGTGACTCAGGCGTCAGCCCCTCTCACCCCCTTCTACGGTCCGCTTCGTGCCGAGTGCTACAGGGGTGAGTGATGCGACACAAGCTCTGCTATGCGCAGGTTGACAGGACAGAAGCCCCCCTCGTGACCGTCTTCCTGGTCGCGTTCATCATCGCACTGATGATCATCTAGTTCGGTCGGTTGATCACGGTGTAGGTCCAACCCCTACAGCGTGGTTCTCCGTCTTAACTAGAGAGAGGATCAACATCATGAGTGCTTACAGGCAGACCGCCGAGCTTGACCAGGCCGTGAGCTTCATCCGTTGGGTGGCAGGCCCATACAAGATCGCTGGGTTCAACTTCCCCGGTACGGTCAAGCCGTCGCCGTCGATCACGTTGGAGAGCGACCTGGCACTCCAGCTGGTCACCGGCAAACGGAGCTGGGTCGGCTCTGGTTACCTGGTCTGAGTGGCTACCGTTGGGGCCGGGAATACCGTCCGGCCCTTGCGGGTTCTACTCAGCACAGAGTGAAGGGGACAGGATCATGGACCAGCAGACGTACGCCGCATTGAGCACCGAAGACAAGCTCGCCTATTGGAAGGGCTACCACCCGACCACCCCGGCGATGGCCACACTCAAGCGGCGCTCCGTCCGGTACTTCACCGACCGGTCGAACGCCGAGTTGCGGGAACACCTGGCGAAGCTCGCCTTCTGACCCCGGCTTGCCGGTCACGGGTGGTCCAACCCCACCCGTGATCATCTAACCCGAAAGGATCATGATCATGGCAACCGTTCAGCTCTTCGTTGGTGCGAACAACTTCACGGGTGAGGTCGATCGTCAGCTCTTGATCGACACCCTGAACGACCGGCATGAGGGCTACACTCTGTCCGAAGGGCAGGGCATGTGGCAGGGCAAGCCCGAACCGATGGTGCTGGTCACCATCTCGGACTCGTTCGATCGCGTCATGTCCACGATACTCAAGATCAAGACGACGCTGAACCAGGACGCGGTCGGGTGGATCAAGCTGCCCGACATGCAGTTCGCCTAGGAAGGAAGAGGGGTAGATCATGGCCAACGTCAACGTCTATGACCCCGGCGATAGGGTCGTCGAGGTGCGTGCCTACGGCGGCACACGTCGCGAGCGTGGCTCTGCCATCGGTGCAGTGGCACGTGGCAAGGGATGGACACTGACGTCTATCCACTACAGCGAGAGCTACGGCTTTCAATCGGCAACGTACGCGAGGTATAGGAGGGTGATCTGATGGACCCGAACGCAGCGCTGCAACAACTCCGCGCACAAGCCGACGCCATTCTCAGCGGTGGCGGAAACGCGGACACGATGGCCGAACTGTTCCAGGCGCTGGACGAATGGCTGTCGAACGGCGGATTCCCTCCGCAGGCATGGCAGGTCCAAGACACCTGGCGCTGACCTACTTCCCCCGGGTACACCTCGTCTGAACTCTTGACATCGGGTGTACCTTGGGGGTGGTAGTTCAGACCGACTAGAGACGGTGATCACATGTCCAAGGAAACTAGTGCATGGCTGAACCAGAACACGCTGATCGGCTTCACCGACAAGCGCGGTAGCGCATGGCACTACCGCGCGGCAGACCAGGCTGACGTGCCCGCTACCACCTACCCCCAGGCTACGCCGATCAAGCTTGACGACGGTACTGAGGTGGCATCCAACCACTACCGCAACGCCGTGCCCGTGCATGACGTGAACCGTCGCCTCTTCGGCTGGGACGTGGCCGTGGTCGAGGCTGCCTACAACGTGGCCGACGTGCTCGGCGTGGAAGCTGCGACGTGGAAGCCCAGCGAGCGGAAGGTTGCGTGGATTCGAGACGACACGCTCGCCGAGCTGGGCTGGTTCTCGCCCAGTGCGGTGGTCCACCCCTACCGCACGTGGTTGGTGGAGAACACGCACCGACTGGCCGACGCTGATCTCGACATCGCATCGGCAGGCCTACTCAAGGGTGGTGCTCAGGCATGGGTCTCGTACGAGGTGCCCGAGACGTTGCACACCCCGCAAGGTGTGGACTTCCGACCGCAACTGCTGGCCACAACCAGCATGGATGGTTCACTTGCTACCACCTACAAGCGGGTAACCACACTGACCGTGTGTGACAACACGCTGGCCGCCGCTCTTCGCGAGGGCAAGGATCAGCAGATCAAGATCATGCACTCCAAGTACTCACACATGAAGATCATGGATGCGCGTGACGCACTGCGCATCGTGCATCAGGACGCCGACGACTTCATGGCTGAGGTCAAGGCGCTGACTGAGATCGAGGTCAGCGACAAGCAATGGTCTCAGTTCCTGGACGCCTACGTTCCGGTGCCCGAGGACAAGGGGCGTGGCCGCACGATGGCGGAGCACAAGCGAGAGGACCTGACTCAGCTCTGGACCTCGGACCTGCGTGCCGCACCATGGAAGGGCACGGCATGGGGTGTTCTCCAGACGGCGAACACCTGGTTCCACCACAAGCAGGTGGTGCGTGGTGCCAGCCGACCCGAGCGCAACATGGACAACGTGCTCAACGGCCGGACGGAGAAGCACGATGTCGAGGTGATCACCACCCTCAACAAGGTGCTGGCCACCGTCTAGTACAGGTGAATCAACGGACCAGGGTCTTTCGACCCTGGTCCTTGCACACTGCAACTGTCTAGTATCCCGGACACAGGAAGGGAGGAGATCATGTACGCTACCCATCTGTTCCCCTCGGTACCCCTCGGGGTGAGGGGTAGCCATGCCTCTCGAACAACAGTTCATACCAAGTTCATTCTCACGAATGAGATCGTGTACTACTGGCTGTTGTGTTTGCTATGCGGATTCGTTATCGCGAGCACGCTTGACAATGCGTTTAGTCCCGAGCCACAATGGGTGTGCACAAAGTTCTGCTTCGATCCAACGTACGAGTTGAATCCGTACCAACTGGTAGACGCAGATGACCCCGGCCCTGCTGTGGTGAGGAGCAAGCGATGAGCGACGGCAAGAACAACAAGAACCAGAAGGACAAGGCGATGGCCGCGTTCTTGAAGAAGATGGGTGTGACCAGAAAGACGGGCAACTGCCCGCTGTGTCACCACACCATTACGAACGGTACCATCCACCCGCTCGGCGTGTGCAAGCCGAGGCGCCGGAGCCTGCCCCGTAGGCGGGCAGCGTAGACGTAGCTATCCTCACCTCGTCCGTCTCAAACGTGACACAACTCAATAACGAAAGTGCTTGCCTACCCTCACTCGTGTGGCTATAGTGGGTGGAGTACAGCTCCAACTGCACACAACTAAGGTCGGGTGAGAAGGGTGGCAAGCACAACAGAGATTCGGAAGACCGGCTATGACGCAGGTCGTTCGCTTGCATCCGAACTACTGATCCAGGACAAGGCGGAGGCTGCTACTATCCTCCTTGCACTGGAAGACGAAGACACGATGATCTCCCCTCCCGTAGACGGCGACAAGGCCTACGTTGAGGCATTCATCAAAGGGTTCAAGCGTCGGCTAGCCGACAGGTGTGAGACGTTCATCTCCTACTCGGAATGAACTAGAACCTGGTCACTCAAGCCCCCTCCCGAAAGAGGGGGCTTTGCCTTGTGGGAGTAGACATGACTGAGTCAGTGCAGAGTGAAACCGAAACGATGCCACAAGATCCATTCGATGGTGAGCTGACGCTGCTCGATCGGTGCGACCGATGTGGTGCCGCCGCAGTCATCCGTGCCGTGATGAACGGTGGTATCGGCGAGCTACTGTTCTGCGGTCACCACGGTAGGGAATACCAGCCCGCACTGATCAAGGTCTCTACTCTATACGGAGAGTTGTGGTCGTGACTTCATTCCGTGCTACAGACATGCCGGTTGACAGCATGCCAGGTGAGGTTGGCGTATTCCCCGGTGTGGATGCAGCCGACTGGCAGGTAGGTCAGTCGGTCATGTGTGCTCGAAGAATGCTCTCCTTCTTGGAGGATCACGCATGCACCTACGACTCCTGTCCATGTAGTGACGGACGGTATTGTGCGTGTCGTCGCGTGATCGGGGTCCTTAACGAAGCGTACTGTAAGCACTGGACATGGGTACCGGGCGATCCCATTGTCCGCTTTACTTCGAATGGATTGGAAGTGTCGTGAACAAGATCATTGCCGGGCTGGCTGTCGTTGGGTTCTGTACTCTGCTCTATCTGTTCGGAGCAGGGGCTATCGAATTGATCGACCAGTTCAAGCAGGCACTGGGTAAATAGACTTGGTATCGTCTATAACTATACCAATTTCACCCATCCGGAGCATAGACATCCGATCACATAAGCGGTAGTCTTGTGGCATGGCGAACGAATGGGGCGGGGTTGGGTGTAGCCACCCAATTGCCGAACAGTACGAAAACCAAGAGGGTCTGTGGATCATCACGTACTGCGCCAAGTGCGGATTCGAAATCAAGAAGGTGAGGGTATGAACAAGCGGACCCTGATTGCACTGGCACTGGGGCTGGCATCGATCAACGCTGGCTCTGAGTGCAGTACTGGTACCGGCTCGACCACCGAGGTGGTGCGGGACGTCTGGCGACCGGGCCACTACGACGCCGGGCTGTGCGTGAACGACACGCACTGGCTACTGAAGATCGAGAACATCAAGACGGGCTGGACCGGTGCTCGGTGCGTCGATGCATCGAACGGCCGCAAGCAGCGGATCGGTTCTCCGTACCGACCGTAAGGGAGTGGGTAATGGTCAAGGCAACAGGCAACACCCCCGTCATGGGGAAGGAAGACGTGTTCACCAACTACGAAGCTGAGACCCGCGATGAGCTGGTCGAGCAGGTGGTCGAGCACGAACTGAGGACCGCATGGCTGGCCAGCGTCATCTACAAGCAGGCCACGCGCGATGCTCGCCCGCTCGAAGAGGTGCACGATCACGCCGTGCGTGAGTGTGTGTCTGAAGACTACATCCTCGAAGTCCATCTCAAGTGGGACGACGGTGATACCGAGATCGTTCCGGTCAACATCGGTTCGGCGGCAGTGAAGGCTGCCGACATTCACAAGAGATTCCGGATCGAGTTTTCATTCGATACCGACTGAAGGAAAGGGTTGACAAGTCGTGGCACCGGTACTACAGTTCACGTTGATGGGCCAGGAACTGAAGAAAGAGATGCGGTTCATCGGCGCCAAGACGGAGACCATCGACCACGCGACGCTGGCTATTCAAGCGTCAATTGTGGCCACCGCTCGGGACATTCTGGTCATGATGGGTACACCCATCTTGAAGACGTACGAACTGGTGCGCAACACGGCGGGCGGTGACCTGTTCCCCTTCACCATCACATTCGACGACGACAGTGTTGAAGAATGTGTGGCACAGATTTCTACACCCGCACTGAAGCGGGCAGTCTGGGAAGTACTTCCAGACTCCGACAAGGAAATGGTGAGAGACCATGTCGCAGAGTGCACGAACGAAGAGTGCCCAGTCAACGATCTCTGGCCAGGAGAAGATGATGAAGGCAACCCCCTATGAGGTGCAAGTGTGGAACGCATCTCGTCGGCGGTACCGGCTGGCCAAGACGGCGAAGCCCCGCTCTCACTTCCCCTCGGCATGTGACGAGTACTCCCGCATCCTGAAGGTCGTTGACCCCGGCACCAAGGTCCGACTGGTCAACGTGGACACCAAGAAGGTGTTCCTTTCCTTCACCACCACCAAGTAGCTAGACATGGGGTGGACTGTAATAGCCGGAACGGGCAAGGACGCTTGCATGCCGTTGACCGCAGTCGCAAGGACGACTAGGCGTACTGCCTAGCAGTTGGGTTCAAATCCCAGCCACCCCCCGTGGGTAATCAAAGCAAGGCCCCGCACCCTCGTTCAGTGGGCGGCCGGGCGCCGACACCGCCCAGAAAGGGCAGGCCCGAACCGTACCTGAGTAAGGAGCAGATCGTTGCGATGCTGCTCTCAGGACAGATCCGACCGGCAGGATGTGACTAATGCTTTCCAAGTTGAGTGCGTACGGACGTGAAGTCCTCATCTTCTTCGGCAAACTCCCGCTCCATATCTACCTCGGCATGTCGGCCGTGGTTTTGTGGGTCGTGTGGGTAGTGGGCGCCGACCAGCAGTGGTGGGAGGTGGTTCTCGTCATCGCAATGGTGTACATCGAGAGGGTGGCGGGCTACGCCGAGGCCGGTTACGACGCGTTCGTGGAGGGCGACGAGCAGCAGAAGAGCTGAAGGACGGCGATCAAGTTCGTGCCGACTGGTATCGCAAAGAGGCTCACATCGATGCGGTTGTCGGTTGTGTTGACTCGTTCACTCCGGCTGGCCTCCGCATCGAGAACGAACGCCGGGCGCTGACCACGATACTAAACAAGTACCGTACCTACTACAGGTGGGAAGAGGAGGCTAAGGTGTCCGACGAGAAGCGGGACGATGGGCCAGTATTTCGTATCGAATACCACGTTCCTGGCAAGCCGGGTCCACGGCACAGCAACCTGCGCGAGGGGGAGCACATCCGCTTCTGGGTCGAAGACGGCCGACTACACCTCGAAAAGGTGTACCAGTGAGTGACCACACCGACTGGGAGTGGATCGTCCGGGATGGTGAGATCAACTACGTAGGTGACGGCGTCATCTCTGCCACCGTGACTCCCTCGGACGGATACGGTTGTCGAGAGACCAAGTACTTCAGGCTGACTGAAGTTGAGCAGACATGGAAGGAAGTCTGATGTCGGTCAAGGAACTCAAGGCTGATGTCGAGGTCGGGTACTGGGAGTACGAGGTACAGACTGACGACGGTACCTGGCACGTCGAGTGCGGTCGTGGTCCGAAGATTCCCGCCAGCGAGGCGGCAATCGAGGACACCTACGACAAGTACAAGATGCACTTGCATCTCCGACTCGACGGCAAGGAGTTGTTCGATTCACACAACTACGACGAGGAAAGCATCATGTTCCTCACTCCGTACGATGTGAACAACACCTACGTCGTCTCGATCGCCATCTACGCGATGGCTCTGTGGTTCGCCCAGTCCAACCTGAACCGGAAGTTCGCTCCAATCCTTGAGAAGATCAAGGATCTGATGGCGGACACAATGGGAGACGAGGCCGAGCTGGCCGGTGTCGCTGTCGCCAGCCTCGATTGGGGTGGGGCAATGGCCAACCCCGACCTGCCGCTGATGAGTGAAGCCGACTGTGAGCGGCTGCAATCGTACGGCACGGCGACGAACAATCTGCACGGAGAGCTGTACGACCACGGCGTTGCGCTCATGACGCCGGAATGGAGGCTCAAGCACTTCGGCACCGACGATCTTCCCCGGCATGGATGGGGAAACAATCCGTACGCAGAGGGGACGTGAGTCATGACCGCCATGACCGACGTGCAAGTACATGACTACGTCACCGACGACGGTAAGCGTATCGCTATCTCACTCGCCGTCCACGGCGACCCGACTACCCGTCGCACCTGCGACATGACCGTGATGGTGGACGATGTCGAGCGGTTGCGACTCAAGGATCACCTGGGTCTGCCGGAGAACATCGCACTCGGGGAGTGGATCGCATACGGTGGGTTCTCCTGTCTGATGAAACACCTCCGTGCTCTCGCACTCTGGGATTCTTCCGGTCAGGGTAGACAGGGTGAACCCATGCCCATGTTCGGTCGGCATATCGATGAGCTGACCGACGACGGGGCGCGGTGGTGGGATGAGAACCTGGACATCCTGACGCACCTGCAAGAACAGTTGGAGCCAGCTGTAGATGCAATCCTTGAGGTACATCCGGAACTGGGTACCCGTAAGGATTGACAAACCGCCGATTCAAATGTCATAGTTTTCTCAGCACCATCCGAAAGGGAAAGGAACCACTCTAGTGGCTACCAAGATGACCGAGGACGAACGGAATGCGCGTGCTGTCCTCGCCGTACTGGAATCGGCAGGTAAGCTGCGTGTCCCCTCTGACGCCATCGAATTCACGGGCAGCAAGATCACCCTTCCGGAGACGTTCTCTGGTCCGGGTGGACTGAAGCGGGCGCGCGACTACATCGAGAAGTACGAGCGCGACCAGGAGAAGATGTACCATCTGCACCGGGAGTTCCCCTACCGGCCGTGGGATGGCGCGAACGCGTTCAACCTGGCGATGAAGAAGGTCTTCGGGACGGCGGGTCTGGGTGTCACCGTTCAGACCATGTTCGGCGAGCAGCCGCCGCAGTTGCACACCATCAACATCGGCCCGCACTCCACCACCCAGGTGCCGTGGGGTCGGGTGCAACTGGACCAGCTCCAGTGCGAATTCGTGCTGGACTCCACCTACAACGAGGACTTCGGGCAGGTCTTCGAGCTGCACGCCTACGCACCCAAGAAGTTCAGGGGTCACCTCGAAGTGTTCTTCGATGTGGTGAAGGCGGAACTCCAGGACAACTCGATCTACCGAGGCAAGGCCATCGATGGCGGCGGCATGCCGAACTTCATCGACACCAACAAGGTGGACGAGAACAAGATCGTCTACAACCAGGAGACGCTGCGTCAGCTGGACGCAAACCTCTACTCGCTGATCAAGCACAGCGACGCCATGCGTCAGCTCGGCCTGCCGCTGAAGCGGGCCGTCCTGCTCGAAGGTCCGTACGGTACCGGCAAGACGCTGGCCGGAATGCTGGCAGCCAAGCACGCTGAGGCCAACGGCTGGACGTTCGTGCTGTGCCGTCCGGGCAAGGACAAGCTGGACGAGGTGTTGAAGACGGCCCAGCTGTATGCACCGGCCGTCGTGTGGTACGAGGACATCGACGTGGTGGCGGGCGGCAACGTGCAGTCCGACATGCAGGTGTCCAAGATCCTCGACACGCTGGACTCGGTGACCACCAAGGGTACCGAGGTGCTGGCTGGCTTCACCACCAACCATATCAGCAAGCTTCAGAAGGGCGTGCTTCGGCCCGGCCGACTGGACGCCATCATCAACATCGGTGAGCTGGACCGGCAGGGCTTTGAGAAGCTGGTCAAGCTGTCGATCCCGGCCCGTCAGCTCGATGCCAACGTGGACTTCGACCTGGTCGCCGAGGCGATGAAGGGCTTCCTGCCTGCGTTCGTGACCGAGGCCAGCACTCGTGCTGTCCGGTACAACGTGGCCGCGAACCAGGGCAAGGTCACCAAGATCAACACCGACGACCTCGTGTCGGCGGCGAATGGTCTGCGGCCTCAGCTGGAGCTGATGAACAACGCGCAGGAAGGTACCAAGCAGGTCGTCGGCCTGGACGCTGCGATCCAGTCGCACCTGAACAACCAGCGTGTTCAGGACTGGGACGGCGACGACATGTACAAGATCGTCGTCAAGAACAACAGCTAACCACCTCCCGCACAACCGACCCCTCCCTCTGCATTGGAGGGAGGGGTCTACCCTTTCCCCTTATAGGCGGTAAGAAGTGCAACCGATCCAGATGAAACTGAAGGCGAAGTACACCCCGCAGGGATCTAACGTCGCCAAGAAGTGTGGTATTGCTGGTGACCACAACAACAAGGCGCGCAAGAAGAACCGCCATCCCGCACCCGTGTCTCGCCAGCTGGTCAAGGTCTTGGGTGCCGACCTAAAGATTAGGTGGGAGGAGTCGAAGTGAACCGAGGTAGCAAGCTCATCGCCGGGCGTGACCGACGCATCGCCGACTGGGAGGCCCTCTCTGCACAGGGTTTCCTCGGTACCAACACGAAGGTCGTACGGCGAGATGGCAAGGGCACGGCTGCATTCCACAAGCCCGGCTCTGCCAACGGACGCAAGGGCTACGGCAAGCGCAAGAAGGTGGGCAAGAAGTGAGCAAGTGTCAGCACAAGGGCGGAACCGAGACGCAGAAAGAGGGAGACTACTACGTCACCTACTGCTCTGACTGCGGCGCCGAGATCAAGCGAGTGCACTCAGGAGAGAATACGTGAAGACGTTCGCCTACATCCTAACTGTTCCCAAAATCCCAGACGACTGGCCGGAGGAGAAGGTGCGAGAACTGCTGGCAGGTCGCATCAAGCACCCATACGATGCGGCGTTCGACTACAGCATCGACATGACTCCACTGGTCGGCCTGCCGGAATCGGAAGCCAGCAACGACGTGGACACACGGAGGCGTGCCAACCCCGAGCGAGATGGCAACGGCTGCATGGTCTACCGCACCCCGGCACAGAGAGGGAAGTGATGAATCTCGACGACGCAACCAACGAGACTCGGATTTGTGACATCATTCCCGAGGGCTACACGTTGGTGGAGTACACGATTCAGGTCAAGGCCATGAGTCCGAGTGGTGAGGTTACACTCCTTACCAACAGGAGTCCGGCGCTCTCCCAATGGGAGGCGCTCGGCATGGTGCTGACCCACGCTGATGGGCTCAAGCCACGCACGCACATGCCACTCCCGGAGTGGCCGCGATGACCAAGTGCGACAGTTGCGGTGGTGAGCTGGCAAGTAGTCACTGCTCGGAATGCAATGGTTGTACTAACAAGAACTCACATGCAGACTGGTGCACTAGGCACCCTGACAACCAGGGAAAGAAATGATCGAGGAGTGCAAGGAACTGACCGGGGAGGCACAGAAGATGTGCTTCGAAACCATCCAGCATGGCGATGTTACCGTGCTGATCGGATTCGTGGCCTTCTTTCTCCTGATCGCCGCGTGCATCATCACCGGCATCGTCCGACACACGAGGTGAAATACGATGGAACTCAAGCCAGGCATGAAGGTGAAGGTCGAGTACGAAACCACCATTGGTGAGGGGGTGGTTTCTCAGTTGGACAACAAGGCGGTCACCTTGGTGTACACGCCCGGCCGCGCTGTCAACAGAGACGGCACTCCATACTACGAGTCCCAGGCCACGCACAAGTTCAAGGTCACCCCTCTCCCTACTATGTACGAGGTTAAGGCACGGGTCATCGTGGACCCAACTGCCAGCGAGGGGTGGCTGAACGAAATCCAGCAGCGGGTTGACAA